CGATGATACTATTGCCGAGAACGCCCGCCTCAAGGCCGAGGTCGAGCGGCTGACTGAACGCCTTGGCGGAGTGCGGCTGATTGTGACGGAAGAAATGTATGACGAACTCAACACGAAGTATCTTGAGCAACAGCACGAACTTCAGAACATCGCTTTGACGGCTAGGCAAATCCTCGATGAGAAGATAGACCTCAAGGAACAGGTCGAGCGGCTGACCAAGGAACTCGAAAACACGGACTGTATGTTTGCTATGGCTTCCGCTTTTGCAAGGGATTGGAACGCCGCCAAGGAGGGCAAGCCCCATGCCTAAGCAGAAGCGCCGCCCGGAGATTATGCTCCCAGGCTTGAAGCAACTTACCCCCTATGAGAAACGACTGGCAGCACGGGTGAATAAAGCCGACCGTGATCGCTGGAACGAACTGATGGCCAAACCTTGGAACAAATGGCAACCCACTCCCTCCGCCCAAACAACTACGGCAAAATCAAGCAAGCGGTCATCGAAGCCCACGCAGCCGGCCTGACCTACGCCGACATCGAGGCCAAGTACGGCTACCGCCGCGCCAGCCTTTACGAAGCCGCCCGACACCTTAACCTTAAACTAAAACCCTCCAAACATCGCACATGAGAAAGCCCCCTATCAACCTGACCGAGTACACCCATAAGATGCCCCGCCGCTGCCACGCCCTGCTCGTCATCCTAGACGGCGGCAAGGTCGAGCATCCCGAGTTCGTGGCCTACAGCCGGGACGAGTTTGCCGCCGAGCTGGCCAAGTGGAAGCGCACCGTGCTGCCTACCCTTCGCCGTTCCAACGTCGAGTTCTGGGAACTGCACAACGGCGATCACCAGGCGGTCAACCTGCTCAACCGATGAGCCGCCAGAAGATTAATTGCTACGGGCGTCCGCCGGCAAGGCTGGCCGTCCTAGAGGGCATCAAGCACGGCCTGACCGCCAAGGAGACCGCCTATGCATACGAGTATAGCCTCCGCGCCGTGCAGGAAGCCGCCGCCCGGATGAAGGTGTCTTTCGTCTACTCTGGAACGGGTAGACCCCCTAAACACCTGCCTAAGAATAACAATGAACATCAATAAGGGCTGGAAGCGGTTCATGGCGGTTGGCTGCTCCCACGGGATGTATGCCGACCCGAAGGCCATCGAGGGCGTCCTGAAGTTCAAGGAACGCTGGCGTCCACATTGCACCGTCCACCTAGGCGACTTCGTGGACATGACGCCCTTCATGTCGTCGGCGCGGGGCAAGGGCGACGCCGTCGAACCCGATATCGGCGGGGGGCTGAAGTTCCTCGACCAGCTCCGCCCGAACGTCGTTTTGGCCGGCAACCATGAAGTCCGCCTGTGGCGCGAAGCGGCTTCGGACGACGAAGTCTATTCTGGCTACGCCCTTCGCCTGATCAACGATATCACCGAGCATTGCCGGAAGCGTAAAGCCCTGTTCATCGAGTACACGGGCATCTGGCAGGCGTTCCAGTTGGCCAACTACAAGTTCACCCACGGAACCGTCTACGGGGAGAACGCACCCCGGGACATGGCCGAGATGTACGGGAACGTAATCTTCGCCCATACCCACAAGGTAGGTCGCATGACCGGACGCCGGGACGATACTCCGACGGGCATCAGCGTCGGCACCCTGACCCGCCGGGGGGCTATGGATTATGCAAATACCCGCCGCGCCACGTTCGCCTGGTCGCAGGGCATGGTCTTCGGCTACTATACCGACGAGAAACTCATACCGTGGGTGCATGAGCAGCCTCACGGCCAAGACGAATGGATTTTACCCGTATGAAGACCGACGAAGTCCTGAAGAAACTCTGGAAAATAAGGTCTAAGGGAGCCGACGAGATTCCCAAAGGCTTCAAGGACTTGGAGCAGTTGACCAAGGAATGGAAGGTTCACCGCACGACGGCACGGGAATGGGTGCTGGAACTGGTCAAGGCCGGCGAGATGAAGCAACTCAAGTTACGCTTCTTCGACGGTAAGCGTATCCAGATGAAATACTTTTACGGTTGACGCCGTAGGGTGGCGGGGGGATAAAGATTTTGCCACCTATGAAAATCCTCATTGCCTGCGAATACTCCGGCACCGTGCGCGACGCCTTCATCAAGGCTGGTCACGATGCTATGTCCTGCGATCTGCTGCCTACGGATGTTCCGGGGCCGCATTATCAGGGCGACGTGTTCGACATCATCGACCAAGGATGGGACATGATTATCGCTCACCCGCCATGCACCCACTTGGCCGTCAGCGGTGCCAGGCATTTCAAGGCAAAGCAGGCCGATGGACGGCAGCAGCAAGCTTTGGATTTTGTGAGCCGGCTGCTTAACGCAGACATTCCCCGTATTGCCTTGGAAAACCCCATCAGCATCATCAGTTCCAAGATTCGCAAACCCGACCAGATTATCCAGCCTTGGCAGTTCGGCCACGGGGAAACGAAGGCCACTTGCCTCTGGCTTAAAAACTTGCCGTGCCTTGTTCCGACCGATGTCGTCGACGGGCGAGAACAGCGCGTATGGAAACTTCCTCCCACGGCTGACAGGTGGAAGATTAGGTCTAAGACGTTCCAAGGCATCGCCGACGCTATGGCCGCTCAATGGGGTTCCCTCTGATGACCACCGAAGATCGCATTTCCGGGGCGAGAGCCTATCTCGCCAAGCTGCCTGCCGCCGTCGCAGGCCAAGGCGGTCACCCTGCCACCTACCGCGCTGCCAGCATTCTGGCCAACGGCTTCGACCTGCCGTGGTCGGACGCCTGGGCCTTGCTTCAGGAGTTCAACGCCCGTTGCTCGCCGCCTTGGTCTGAGAAAGACCTGCGTCACAAGTTGAACGACGCCTACGTCAAGCCGCACGAACGTCAGAAGGGCTGGCTCGTCGCCGGCAAGGAACGCCGTGTCGGCGCGAACGGACGCTTCGTCTTCGACCCAAACCGTGTCGCCGAGCTGGTCGACGTGCAGACGCCGTTCACGACCGCCGACGTGCTGCTGAACTGCTTTAAGGACGAGGACGTCATCTGCATCACGAACGAGGCCGGCCAGACCGAAGACGGCAAGTGGTTCCCGGCGTCGAAGGGCATCTTCCTGACCCGTGCCGAATGGATCACCAAGTTCTTCGGCCCCGGAGCCGTGGGGGCTGCGAAGTTCGCCGGCACGGAGTCGGGGGCTTGGATTCGTATCAACCCCTTCACGCCTGACGACTTCACGGGTACGGACAACTCGGTTTCGGCCTACCGCCACGTCTTGGTCGAGTTCGACAAGAAGGCCAAGGACGAGCAGATTGCCATCTTCCAGCAGTCCAACCTGCCCATCAGCCTGCTCGTCGACTCGGGCGGCAAGTCCGTCCACGCTTGGGTGCGTGTCGACGCCCAGAGCAAGGAGCAATGGGAGGAACGGCGTAATACGGTGTATGACTACCTTTCCGACCACGAACCCGACCCGCAGAACAAGAACCCTTCCCGATGGAGCCGGCTGGGGGGCATCATGCGCGGCGAGAACGAGCAAAGAATAGTGGCGTTCAAGATTGGTTCGCTGGACTGGGACGAATTCATGGCGTGGCGTGAGGGTCAGGACTTTCCCGAGGAGGTAACGACCGATGTCCTTGAGAACTACGACGTCCTGAACGACCCCAACACGGTCATCGGCCACGGACGCTGGTTGCAGAAGGGCGGCTCGCTGCTGATCACCGCACAGTCCGGCATCGGCAAGTCTTCCTTCGCAATGCAGATGGCCATGTCATGGGCTTGCGGACGGGAGTTGTTCGGCATCCCGGCGAAGCACCCGCTGAAGATGGGCGTCCTCCAGGCGGAAGGCGATGTCGGCGACATGGCTCAGTCCTTCCAAGGGGTGATGTCGGGCATGAGACTGAATAACGACGAGAAGGCGATGGTCAGGCAACATCTGCATTTCTTCAACGAGTCGTCGAAGCGCGGCTCAGATATCATCCAGCTCGCCCGTAAGATCATCGTCCGGCATAAGTTGGACGTCATCGTCCTCGACCCGCTGATGGCCTACATCGGCGGCAACATCAACGACAACGTCGACGTGACTAACTTCTGCCGTGGCCTGCTGGAGCCGATGCTCAAGGAGACGGGGTGCATCGCCATCCTGATCCACCACGAAGGCAAGCCGAAGGCCAAGGAGGTCACGGACGGCCAGACCTTCTCGGACATGATGTACAGCGGTACGGGCGGAGCGGAGTTGGTGAACTACGTCCGCGCCGTCCTGAACATCCGTCGGGAGTCGAAGGACTTGCCGGTGTTCTCATTCAACCTGTCGAAGCGCGGCAAGGAAGCGGGGATGCGGACGCCCGACGGCAAGCCTACCCTTGTCCTGAAACTCAAGCACTCGGACGACCGGGTATTCTGGGAGGTCGCCCCCTTGGCCGGCGGTTTCGAGCTGCTCAAGGTCGGGCAGCAGTATCGACACTTTGAGTCCAAGCCCCGCCTGAGCCGGGGGGCTTTGCTGGAGGAACTGGTGGCGGATCACAAACTCCAGCGCGACCAGGCGGAAGCCCTCATCAAGGCTATGGTCACGAACGGCATCATCGAACCCCGCAAGGTAGGGGCGGCGTTGTACTACCAAGGCACCAAATACGACGCCTAGGAAGCCCGTGGCGGCGTTTTCTTCCGTAGTCTGACTACTACTGCCAACCCGACCCCCAGACAGCCTACGCCCAAAGCCCAGCCCAAGTCCCGGCAGGACTGAAGGGCGAGGGTGGCGGTGGACATATTCCGCTCCAAATCCTTGGAGTCCGACTTCAGCCCCCCGTCGGTGACCAGCATGACGAGGGCGTCCGTATTCTGGAGCTGGTCTAGGACGAAGCCTGCGATCCAAGCCGACATGGCTGCGGCGAGGCCGGCGGCGACGACCAGGCCGATGACGGCGAAGAGCAGGTTGCTCTCACTTGCGTCGCTTGGAGGCAGGTCTTTTTTTGGCATCTTTTTTCGGGACGCCTACCTCGGCGTCGCCCTTCGACTTGATATACCTCATCAGGTAGTCCAGACATTCTGGCGCGGCATAGCCGCTGGCACCCACGACGCCCATTTTCAGGCCGGCGTTTTGAATATGGTCTTGGATGCAATAGCCGACCAAGGCGGCGGTGATTGCAGCGGCGAGGACACGGCGGATTACCCAGCCAATCGAGACTGGCTCGGTACTGAGGAGAAGTCTGGCCACCATCGCTAGGCCACCTAGGACGCCAGCCACGACGCCGTCCTTGACCTCCCTAGGGATGTCGTCGGGATTGAGAGGTGCCGCGCTCACGAAATCTTCGGGGGCTTGGCGTTAGGGGCGAGCAGGACACGGCGGTAGTCCTGATCCCAGAGCATGGCGGCGAGGTCTTTGCCAGCGCGGTCGACTTGGGCTTCTGAGAGTTCGGGGAAGGTCAGGTGGACTTGCTCATGGCAGAGGACTTCCAACTGCCGCTTGGCCCCGAGGCGCGGGTCAATTTCAATCAGCCCTTCGCCGATGGTAGCCTGACCCCAGGCTCGCTGGCGACCGAGCTTGACCCACTTGACCTTACTCTTTTGGCGGCGTTTCGTCATGGTCGTTAGAGCGTACGGAATCCCGTACCTTGTCGGCGAGCCACCAGAGGCCGAGGCCGGCGGCGATCAGCAAAGTGGCCCCGGCAATGTACTCAAAATATGGACTGTCGATGATGAACGGCACCGATCCGCAGAACGCCCCGCATAGCAGGAGGGGGATGCCGATTTTCGGGCCGAGGAAGGCGGTGGTCAGGGCACCGATGACGGCGAGACCGGCACCGACAAGCGTCCAAGTCTGGGCGGAGGCGTCCTTCTTGACCCGTTCGATTTCGGCTTGGAGTTCCTTGATACGGCCATCTTTGAGGTCGGAGACGCGCTTGGCTTCGGCTTGGTCGGCTTCCAGTTTCTCCCACGCCTTGTTGACGGCGGTGGCGAGTTTGCGTCCGAACTCCATTTGCTTGGCGTAGTCGATTTCGCTACCCTTGGCTGCGCGAGCCATGCTGAAGGCCACGTCCGCCTCTGGGGGAGGGGGGAGGTAAGACTGAGCTAGGCGAGACTCGGCGACGACCACCTTGGGCTTGTCGGCGTTCTTCTCGATGGCGACGAGGGCGGCACCGACCCGGTGATCCGTCTTATCCAAGTCCTTACCGAGGGTGGCGACGGCGTCGGGCTTGGTCGGTGCGTCTGGCTGCTTAGGCAGCGGGGCGTCTACTGGCTTGGACGACTTGCAACCAGCCAATGCCACCCAGGCGATGACCAGAAGAAGCCGCATAGGTCAGCGTCCCTTGAGCGCGTCGAGAGCGGCCTTGCCCTTGGCCTCCAGCTCGGAGGCTTTGGCGGAGTGCTTCCGCATGACGAGCAGACCCGTGATCAGGCCGGCGATGAATGAGAGGATGGCGAGGATCATGTTAGTTAAAATACTTAGTAATTTGTTGAAGGAATGAAACTCCGTTTGTCACATATAAATTTCGTCCGAGACCCCCATCAGTAATGTCACCGTTCCAAATAATTACCCCGGGAGTTTCGTTGTTAACCAACCCAAACGTATAATTTCCGTCGGTAAGGTAAAATCCACTTGAGAAACTACGAATTGCCGAATCTGGACCCGTATGGTAAACCGTCGTCTGGTTGTAAATAGAATCGTAAGACCAAGACGTAATGTAGTTAAAATAATTAAAAATAAACCAAATCTTTTCTAGGTTAGTATTGTTGGGAATTGATCCCGGGAAATCTGCGGCGGTGTATTGCGTAGTACCGTCTCCGAACATGATGCCGTTGCCGTCCACCTTGAGCGCGGCGTTCGCATCCGGGGCGACGCCAACGCCGACCTTGCCGAACTGATCCACGGCGAAGCGGGTCGAGTCAGGGGTCGTGCTGTCCTCGACTTCGATGGCGTTTGCGGTTCCGAGCTGAGTGACACGCAGGGCGGCGGTCGATGAAGAGGTCGTGTTGATGACCATCTGGCCCGTGAACGTGTTGAACTGGTTCAGGACGGCTAAGTTGTAATTAATCCCGCCAATCCGATAGGTGATTTTAGGGGAGGCAGCGTTTGAAATCCAGAGATCGCCGTTGGCCGCGCTGGCGGGAGCCGAGTCGCATTGTCCGCCGAGGTTGATGCTCGGAGTCGAGGCAGCAATCGTGGCCATATTGACCTTGCCCGTGAACGTCGCCCCGGATAGGTTGGCCTTGGCGTTGAGCGCGGACTGCAAGTCCGTCTGCGAGCTGAGTGTGCCGGTGATCCCGCCCCAGGCCACGGAGGTCTGCGGGGTGACGCCGCCGACGTTGATAACCCACGCCGAGTACGTTCCCGAACCCGTGTGATGGTTCACGTCCACCGTCATCGCGCCCGTGCCGGAGTTGTACGTCAGCACCTCCCCGTGCATATGGTTCGAGGAGTCGAAGGAAATGGTGACGTTCTGCGTCGGCGTGTACGACAAGCCCGTGCCGACGGTCAGGGACTTCGTGCCGTTGCCAATAGTGAGGCTCGTCGTCGAGGTCGTCAGATAGCGGTCGCCTGGTACGAAAGTCTGCCAGTTGGCGGCGTAGTTAGCCGAGCTGGTCTTCGTCAGAACCTGACCAACAGTTCCAGAGACGGGAAGGCCATTGGTGGCCGTTCCAGTAAACGCCGTCGTCTGAGACGTGGAGTCGGGGAACGTGATGCCGCCACCAGCCTGCATGACAAGGCCGGCGGTCATGTCGAGGTAGTTCGTCAGGATGCCGTCGCCGATGAAGACTTGATTCTGGCCTAAACCTGCGTAGCCCCCAGCAGCGATGGAGATAGATTCGAAGTTCGGATTCGGGCTGATGCTGACGGTCTGGGTGCCGGAGTCATAGGCCAGCGGCGCGGTGGCGGCGGCAACGCCTGGGACGCCCTGCGGTCCTTGGGGGCCGGTGTCACCCGTATCGCCCTTGTCGCCCTTGACGCCTTGGTCACCCTGATCGCCCTTGTCGCCTTTCGGGCCTTGGTCGCCTTGGATACCCTGAATGCCTTGAATACCTTGGATGCCTTGGTCACCTTGGTCACCCTTGTCACCTTTATCACCCTTTTCGCCTTGGATACCTTGGATGCCCTGAATGCCTTGGATGCCCTGAATACCCTGATCGCCTTGGTCACCCTTGTCCCCCTTCACGCCTTGGATACCCTGAATCCCCTGCGGGCCTTGAGGGCCGGTCGGGCCGGCGGGGCCAGCGAACTGGACTTCAAAGGCGGCTTGGTCGTTGATGCTGATCGTGAAGGACATCAGTTAGAAACTTTGTTAGGGGTGACGTTGGGCAGAATCTCCAGGCGGACGGTGGCCGAGTAGAAGACGTCCGTGGTATTCTCGTAGAACTTGATATCCCAGTAGGCCGTGCCGGGGTGCCATTCCTGCGTCTGGTTGTAATAGACGGTGAAGGTCGTGGGGCTGGTAATGGCCACGTCGAGGTAGAAGAGCTTGTTCCGGGCGTCGCGCAGCGCGGTGACGATGGTCACGCCAGTCAGGTCAGCAGGCCAGCCCGGTTCGGTCGTATAGGTTCCGGCACCGTTGAAGGTTACCCCCTGCTTGAACTGATGTTGGGTGCAAGACATGGTTTGCCGTTTGGGTTTAGCCGTATGTCAATACCCCTTAAAAGGGTCAGAACCCCGTCAATTTACCGATATCGTAAATCTCAGTCCCGCCTGGGGGCTGATCGGAAAGGGTCTGTCCGCCTTGGTTGGGGTCGTGAGCGTCTGCCGTAATAATGAACGTCCCGATGTCCGTATCCAATGCCTCCCCTACGAGCTGAAGGAAGTCATGGTTGTCGACTGTCTTGTTTGGGTATTGAATGCCAATGCTCCACCCGGTGTAAATGATAGGGGGTTCTGGGACTTCCTGACTGTTATTGGAAATGGTATAGTATGGCGGAGGCCCAAATGTGTCTATGCGAAATAAAGAACCGCTATCCCATTTGAAGAACTTAGGAGGACTTGCTACGCTCAAAGGCCATTGCCGTGAAAACTCTGTGTACGAAGCGTTCCAAGTGAATGCGTTAAGCACAAGCGGCGAACGCATCGAACCCCAAGTCGGCCCTGATGGGTTGAACCCACCTACCTTCGGCCCGCCGATGCGGGTAGCCATCAGACTCCCGCCCAGTAATAACGGGCGGTGTCAGTTCCGACCTTCAGACGCTCGGCCCAGACAGAGCCGGAGATGGTCTGGTCGATGGTGAAGTTCTCGGGGTCGCCGATGTTCCGCGCCACGCCCATGAGGATGTAGCAGTACTCGTCCGTGTCCGTGAGTTGAGTCTGAGACTGAACCATCGTCGGGTAATACGGGTCGGTCTGATCCGTGACCGGGAAGATGGGGTTATTTGAGGCGTAGGCTTCCGTACCCAGGCGGAGGTAAATGTAAGTGTCCTGATTGATAAGGAAGTCGATGGTCGCCGGAAGGAGCGTACCAGAGGCAGGTTCGTCGAACGGTACGAGGTTGTTGACCATGCCCGCGCAGACGTCGGCACGGTAGAGGTCGCCGGCCTCGCTTGGTACGACGAACGGGTGGAACTGGAAAGGATGCTCGCAAGCGTTGTCGTCCTGATTCGCGCAGCTCGCCGGGATGAGGTAGGAGTAGTTCAAGGAAGTCCAGTCAGCGGGGCCGATGAATTCTTGGAACCATTCGTCCGTAACTGGCGTAATCTCCTCGAAAGCGTTAAGGTCATTGGAATTGACGATATCAGCCCATGCCTTAGGCGTCGTATTCTTGTTCAGGTTGTACGGGTCGTTCGACTCGTTCAGATCGTCCTGATTGCAAAGGGTAGTTCCGTTGAACAAGCAAGGAATCTGAAGGTCGATAGGGCCGACGATGTGCTGGTCAATCGTGAGAACCAGAGAATCGCTTCCGACCTGAGTGGCCGCAGTCACGATGCCGATGAGTTTGACCGAGTAGCCCCACTTGACCGGGTTGAACCAAGTCGTGTGGCAGTTTCCCCAGTCGCCAGACAAGCCGGTGGACATGGCGTCATAGCCGACCATCTTCTGCACGTTCATCTTGTTGACATACTCCGAAGGGCCGGTCTCAGAGAAGATGGTATTCTCGATGGAGTCTCCAGACTTGAAGATGGACACGAAAGGAACCTCGGCATTCAACAGCGCGGAGTCGGTGTCGTCGTTCGACTGATTGATGTCGAACTTGCTGATCGTGACGTAGTAGGTGCCTGGGGAGGTGATATTGTAGTATCCATTGGCCTCCATCCAAATGGTCGAAGTGTCCGTTCCTTGGGTGACGGAGATTCCGCTGCCAAGGACGGCGGTCTTGAAAATCCATGCTTGGCGTTGGTCGGAATGGCCACCGAGCCTGACCCGTGGCATATTGCTCTGGGTGAAGTTGGTCGTCCCCTTGGCGAGCTTGAGTTTGTTTACGAACACGCCAGGCGTGACCTCGATGCTGGCGACCTCCAACTGAAACTGCTGGTAGAACGTAGCCGCCGCGCCGCTGCCTTCCTGCTGGTAGACTTGTTGGGGTATTCCCATCGCCGTACCGCCAGTACCTGAAAGGAACTGGATATCGTTGGACATCATCGGTCGGGACTTGTCCACCGAGCCGGCGAGCTTGTTCAGCGCGGAGGCGGAGATGGGCTGTCCTGCGGCGAAAGAGCCGTCAAGCGAACCGCTGTTGAATCCAGAGATGGAACGCATCAGAAGCCGGTGATCTGCGGGTAGATGTCAGGGTCCCAGCCGGAGATGCCGGAAAGCATAAGGTCAGCCGTTACCTTCCAGATGCCGCCGAACTGTTCGACTGAGCAGGAGGTGATAAGGAATCCTCGGTTAATCTTGGAAAGATAAAGTGCCGTGTAGATGAAAGCACCGCCATACTGACCCGTGGCAAGTCCCTTGTAGGAATCTGGCAACTGATAAAGGTTACCGTTGGTATTCCATCCGACGTAGGAAGCAAAACCTACGGCGGTCTGCTCGTTGTTCACATAGAACAGGCAGCGCAGGGTGTTGGACGGCTTGTAGTAGTTCTTGATGCCGGCCTTGATATTAATGTTGCCGGCGTTGTATTCCTCAATGCTCTGATTGGGCAGGAAGCCGACGAACTGCTGGCCTTGGGTAGCACCTCCGCTGGCCACCTTGGGCGTCCAAAGGGCGCGGTTCGGGTTTGTGGCTACGTTTGCATCCCATCCAGATGCTGGCGGGAATCCAGCAAGGACGTTGCTCATCGGAGGCAGGCCGGTGGGGCTGTTTACGACGAGGAAGTTAGGGTGATGCTCGATAGGCTCGGAAGCCGTAGAGCCTGACATGACGACTTGAGTGATCGTCTTCGTGCCGCTGTTTACGTTGGGGTCGATGCCGCAGAAGTCGGCGGTGACGGTCAGGACGTTGGCCTTCTCATAGACCATGTTTGCCTTCCAGATTTTCATCTGCTGAAGGTTTGCCGGAGCGGTAGAAACCAGGCTTCCGAGAGTGGTGCCTTTGGCGAACTTCGTAGTGAAGTTGCCCATTTGAGAGACGTCCCACTTGAACTTGATTTGTGCTTGAAGTAGGCCGAATCCGTCCGCCTCAATCTGCCACCCGGGCTGCGGTTTCGGGTCGAGAAGGTTGTTACCGTAAGGAATGACAGTAGTGGAAGACATTATCGTGAAAGTTCGTCAGGGGTGCGGGGGGGTGGATTGGCTCCAGGCGTAGTATTTCGAGCGGTCTCTTCGGTCGCCGTGGCGATCCGTTCAAGGGGTGTGAAGGCCACGGCTCCGAAGATGTCGCCGCCGCCCATCTGCTGCATCTGGGATGCCGCGCCGGCTTCGGACATACCGAAGGGGGTCAGGACTTTGCCGTTACCCTTGAGCTGCTTTTCCAGTTCCTTCTTTGCCTCTTCCTTCTTGTCGTCGTCGACTTCATCAAGGACGAATTTCTTGATTTCTTCGTCTGTCATGTATTTGGGAGCGTTATCAATCTTGCGTTTGATTTCGTCTTCCAAAGACTCAAAAGGATTCCATGCACCCGGACTGAAGAAGTTGGCTACAGAAAATTGCAGTTCTTCAATCATTTCAAATACAGAACCGATAAGGTTGATCCAGAAATTGTCCCAAGCCTGGCCCCACTTTTCCATGTCCTGCTTGCCACGACCAAGCGCACCGACCGCACCTTCGTTGGCGGTGTGGTAACTGTCTGCGGCATCTTCAATCGCCCTAGAGCCTGCCTTGATGACCGGGAGAAGTTCCTTGAACGAGTCGCCGAACATCTTCGTACCGTAGTGAAGCAGCGTGGCTTCGTCCGTGCCGGCGGCGTAGGAATCGGCCAACATCTGCATGGCTCGCTGATGGTCAAAAGTGCCATTAGCAACTTCGTCCATGCCGACGCCCATCTTGGCTAGGATGTTAGTAACCTCTCCGCCCTTGATGCGAGCCTCGCCCATGCGGCGCGTAAACTCGACGACAGACCGGGACATGGATTCTAGGCTGACTCCGAAGGCCATGCCGATGGACTCAAGTTGTCTAACTTGTCCGACATCTAATCCAGTAGTAATGGAGATGCGTCGGAGTTTCTGTGCATATTCTGCGACCTCTTTGATTTTCGACAACACCGAACCAATCATTCCACCAAAGGCATCGGTAAATGCACCAATCATTCCTCCGATAGGTCCGGCAAGCAGGGTTCCGATTCCTTGACCCGTACTAAGTTGATCTGCGGCACCTTGGAATGGGTTCTGCGTACCTCCGCCTTTCCCCATGTTGCCAATGGACTTGCCCGCGCCAGCAAGACCTTTCTCCAGCTCGCTCTGGTCTAGTCCAATTGTTACTGATAGGTCGGCCATCGGTGTCAGGGTAGGTTGTTCGCCTTTTTGTAGGCTTCAATACGGGCGTCGAAATTCTCTAAATCTTTTTCTTCCTCGGTGGATAGGATTTCCAACTTGGCCCCGTTGTAAATCGCGCTGGCTACGGACATCCAGACGGCCTCGCCTTCCGGCATCGTCCATGCTTCCTCCAGGCTGACTCCATTACGGCAAAGGTTAGAAACGCAGGACAGGGGGAACGGGATGTCGTCGTACTTCTTATTCTCCTTTTTCTCGTCCTTCTTCCAGAACTTGGGGTAGGAAAGGGAGACCTTGATGCAGCCAATGATCATGCCCACGCAGCGCGAGTAGTACTTCTTGCTCATCGCCATCCGAGCGATGTATAGTTTTTCGATAAAGGACAAAGGACGGGCCATCTCCTCCTTGTCGTAGGTAGACAGAATCCGCGCCGCCATGACGACGTGGAAAGGGTCGAACTTGTACTTTTCCGGGTCAAGGAACGGAGACTCGATGGCCTCAAGGGCGACTCGGTGACGTAGACAGAAAGGACGAATCGTCCTGCCGCACACCTTGTTCTGGCGGGGCAGGACGGTCGTAGCCTGTAGGTAGCGAGCATCCATCGTGGATGCCGCCCTATTAGGCGATTTCCTGATACTTGACTGCCTTTACAGAAACCTTGCGGAAGTCCTTATTAGTACCTTTATCTTCAATGTTCTTGGTGATAAAAGTAATACCTCCGTAGGTGAATTGATCACCATTAGCCGGCAAAGCATCAGATGCTTTAAGAACACCCTCGAAACTAAACTCGATGAAGAGATCGTCCAGGCGGTCGGTGATGACACGGCCTTCTTCGTCTGAAACTTCGACGTCGAGCTTGAAACTCTGGCTGACGGAGTCAGACTGGAGCGTCATAAAAGTAGAAGTTCCTCGGAGACCGTAAAAATGTCCTACGCCGTAATCAATAGCCATAGTCGTATGGGTTTAGCCAAGTGTCAAGGGGACGGGGGCATGACGCCCCAGACGGTGTATTCCAGCACGTTGCCGTAGCGACGCTGGCTCATGCCTTCCTCGTCGTTCTCAATCCACAGGTCGTACAACTGGCCGTCCGTGGAGGGGTTCCAGAGGGCTTGCAAGGCCGACACGTCGCGCATGGCTCCGATGACCTCCACGACCCTAGCGCGGTGGGCTTCCAGCGTCTCGTCGTCGGCGGACGAGTAGATGTAGAGTTTCAGGGTCGCCTTGTAGTTGCCGAGGGTCTGGGAGCCGAGGTCTTCGATGTTGCTGCTGGACTCGGCGTGGGCGATGATGATCGGGATGACCCGGATTTCGTCGGTCACGCCCTTGTGGACGGCGACGCCTGGGAAGAGCGGCTCAAGGTAGCCGGCCACCCTGTTCTCAAGGACGGTGCGGAAGCTGAAGAAGGGAGGGTTGGACATCAGGGTGTGTTGGTAAGGGTGAAGCCGCCTTGCAGACGGTTGATGACATCGATGAGTTTACCGTGGTTGCGCGGGGCTTGCAAATGCTTGAGCATAACGACACGCATGGCGAACGCACGGTGGTTCATGGCCATCCGCATGAAGTGGTAGCCTTGGCTGTAGTTACGGCCTACGGTGGAGCCGAGCTTGATCACGGGGTCGGCGACGCCGAGCCGTGCTTGGTAAATAGAAGTGGAAGCCCCCTGACGGCTAATCCAAGCCGACGTAGGCATCTTGCCTAGTTTAAGGCCAGCGTAGTACCAGCCGGACTTGAGCTTGCCGACGCGCTGCTGCACCCGCTTGATGTAGGATTCGACGGGCTTCCAGTTGTCCACATAGACCTTTTCGGTCTTGGCGGTCTCGTAGACCTTATAAGACGGCTTCCCGCGCCGGCGTTCATGGATTGCTTTAATGGCGGCTTCGTTAGTACCCATCATAAAGCGGGTCTTGGGGGTACCTTTCTTCGCTTCAACTTGCTTGAAATATTCAAACTCGCCCTGTCCAATGATACGACCCTTATCAAGCATCTTGAAGACGTAATCCGGGTAGTGGGGAGGGGGGAGTTTAGCCTTGGCACCAATCCAGGCGGAAAAGATACCTAGGTTGCCGGCAGCGGCCACCCCTGCTGCGGGAGCTTGGTCAAGCGGCGAGAAAATCTTACGGACGTCACGACTGACGGAATTACGACCTTTATTGCGAGCCTTGTTGCCGAAGCCGCCTTCACCACCCTTGCTGATCGACGGCTGGGAGCCTGAGAAAGGGGGTGTAAAGTCGCACATATCCTTGGCAAACAACCGCGCCTGCTGTTTAACGATTTGCTCGGAAGACTTACGCATGACCATTGCGTACATGGCCAGATGCTTGGCGAACTGGCTGTAGTCCACTTTGACGCCCTTGGCGACTGTGACCACTAAGGCCATTACTGAACCTTGGTCTGGACTTTGACGATGACCCAGGCGGAGGGGGTGCGGTCGGTCACGGTCATAATGCGGAACTCCTGACCCCCATAGGCCACCACGTTCCCGAAGGCGATCAGCCCCGGATTGGCGGCGGCGTCCGTCCGCAGGAACTTCATGTCGAACGAGGTCTGGTTCATAAAGCCCCCCGTTTCCAAGTCCTGCATGATAGCCGGCTGCGACATCAGCGCGTTTAAGGCTACTGGCGTCCCGCCTGGGACGTTTTTAACGGTCACGGCCTTAGGAATCTCGGAAAGGATTTCCGAGGCGTCTACAGCCCATTCGTCCGTGATTCCCGACATGGGTTTAGCCCATTGTCAAAATAAGAAACCCTCCCCCCGTGGCGCGGGGAGAGGGCTTCGCATTGTCGCTTTGGGGGATTTTAAACTCCCCCGAAACTTACGAGGTGAAGGCGATGCGCTGGAGGGCGTTCGGGTTACCGACCGCAGAACCAACGAGCCAGAGGGCCGACATATTGTGCTTACCGGCCTGCCAGTTGTACCAGTAGCGGAGAGCGAAGGAGAACTTGCTGTCCGGGTCCTGAACGACCATCTGTTCGCCACCGCCGGTGGTCGGGGTAGCAGGAACACGGGTCACGATGACGAGACCTTCCTTGCAGGAGGCCACACCGTTGAGACCTTCGGTGAAGGGCGTACCAGAGGTCGGGAAGCCGTTGTACTCGGAGACGCTGAAGCCGTGGAGTTCCTTGCTGATGGCGTTCTTCTGGATCACATCGCTGTTACCGTAGGAGAAGGTCTGGGCGACAGACGCATCCTGAACGAGCTGGCCGAGAGCGTCCGGCGAGAGCAGGAGCTTGCGGTTCATGTGAGGCAGGTTGGCCTTGGTCAGGTTCTTGGCGGCGTTCGCAACGGCGATGCGGTTGAAACCAGCGGTGGAGCCGGAGTAAGCAGCGTTGGCGAAGTTAGCGGCGGTCACCTTGGAGAGGACTTCGTCGAACAGGGACTTCTGGACGGCGTTGGCGATCGGGGCGAAGAAGAGGCGACGGAGGCGTTCCAGGCTGAGGGTGGAGGCTTCGTAGTCGGTGAAGGCGACGTCGACATACTTCAGGTCGGCGATGGTCACGGGGACGTCCGTCGAGTTAGCGTCGGCGGGGACGAAACCGTTGGCCGGGTTGAAGGTCGTGGCCGTGAAGGAGTCGGCGTAACGGGTGTGAACCGTGGTGCCGCGCTCGGCGACGTAGTTGCCGAAGTCGGTGACGGCGATCTCGGTCAGGGGAACGAGTTCGGGGACGAGGGTGCGGAGGGACTCTTCAGCGACGAGCTGGAGGGTCAAGCCACCAATGCTGTTAGACATAGTAGGGAGTTAGTTTGGGTTGGAGAGGGAAAGGATCAGCGAAGGCCGGCGGCGCGGAGGATGGCCGGACGGTTCTTGCTGTAGAAATCAGAGGCGGCTTTGCCGTCCTTCTGCTTGAGGGCCACCCACTCGGCGGAGATATCCTCGTCGCTCTTGGAGGTAGCGGCGACTTCGGCGGGGGTGACTTCAAGGGGGGAGACGCCGACGGAGGCGGCGATAGCAGCGGCCTTCTTGCCAGCGGTTTCCTGAGAGGCGTGGATTTCCTTAGCCTGGGCTTCGGCCTTCGCACGAAGTTCATCGGCGGCGGCGAGCTTGGCCGAAAGGTCTTCGACCTTGGCGGCGAACTCGGCGAGCGAAGCGTCCTTAGCGGACATCGCAGCGGTCATTTCGTCCACCTTAGCGGACAGGGAGGCAACTTCGCTGGCCTTGGCTTCGACCTCAGCGGTCTTGCCGGTGAAGGCTTCCTTCAGCGAGTTAAGGCGTTCTTCGAGCGTCATCTTGGGTTTAGCCAAGTGTCAAGCCTTGGGCTTGCAGTCGGTGTCCACAGGGGGGCATCCGTCGTCAGGAATCTCGGCTTCGTCCTCGTCCTCGTCTTCATCCGAGTCCGTGCCGTCGGGCTTCTTCTTTTTCTTCTTTTTCTTCTTCTTGTCGTCGGAGATCGGAGCGACGCCGTCGTCTTTCTCGCCCTGCTCGGGAGAGACATCGGCGGCCTGGGCGTAGCCGGCGGGGCCGGTCGAAGGCACCTGTTTTTCGGCGCGTTCGTAAATGGCGTATTCCTCGGGGTCGATGGCCATCAGGACATCGTCAAGGGTGTTCATCAGGCCAGAGATGAGGTTCTTCTCGGCGGCTTTCTTGCCCGTCCAGCATTGACCCTGCATATCAATGGGGTCGGCGTAGGTGCGAACCTTGAGGATGTCGGAAATGAACCAGGCGTGGGACTCGTCGCAGTCGTCTTGGAAGAGTTTACGCTGTTCGGGGGTGAGGGAGGTGCCGGCGAAACCAGCTCCCTTGGCCCAGCCTGACTTGATCAGGTCGACGGTGATGCCGTCTTCGGCGAAAGCCGCCTTCATGTCGTAGAACGGAATGTAGACGCCGATGCTGCCGACGGTGGCCGACGGGCTGGCGTAGGTCTCATCGCATTGGCTCATCAGCCACATGGCTGCGGAGCAGGACTGCTTGCAGGTGTAGCCGATGGTGTGCTTCTTGCACTTGCGGATGCGTTCGGCGAGTTCGGGAACGCCGGTGACCGTGCCACCAGGCGAGTCGAAGTCAAAGATGATATGCTCGACGCCGGGGTCACGCTCGGCTTCCTCCAACATCTCTTCGACGTCATCGACGTCGACCGCGCCCATCATCTTTTCGAGTTCCGTAAGGCCGGAACCGATGACTCCCTTGACGGGGATGATTGCCAGCTCGCCGCTCTTGACGAGCATCGGACGTGGGCCAAAGAGCATCTCCATCATGTCCTCGATATCCCCGTTGCCCTTGATGTCGGCGGGGGAGATTTCGGCCACCTTGTCGAGGTAAGCCTTGGCCTTCGTCGGCTCGATTAGTATCGGCGAGAAGGTCTTGAAAGCGTTGGAAAGGGAATACATGGATTATTTGTTGAAGGTTTCTTCGTCGTCCGGGTCGACGTCGTCTTCGACGATCTTCGCACCGTCGTCCATCTTGACCTCGTCATCGGCGACGGATGCGTTGATGTCGGCGGGGGCGACGTTCTGCGGCTTGTAGAGCATCGACAGCGGGACGTCGAACTCCTTGGACAGGTCGAGCAGGTATCGCTTTTCGGCGGCGTTCTCGCGCATCTTCTCCTTCGGGTCGAGACCCTCTTCAAGGTAGTTGTCCGTAAGGCTCTTGAGGCCGGACTCGATGTCCATGCGGTTCTGCTGCGCGTCACGACCGGCGTCGACGGTGACACGGCGGGGGGTCGTCCAAGTGACGTTCGTCCAGTACTCGGTCGAGCGGAGGAAGCCGTCCTTGATGGCACAGCCGATGACGTAGCCCCATACGGGGGTGAGGAAACGCTGGATCATCACCTGCTGGCGATGGGAGAACTTGCGGTCGGCCTTGGCGACGACGAACCTCATCACAGCTCCGCCTGCCTTCGTCGGGTTCGCGCTGAATTCGTAGGGGAGCATCCCTGCGAGGGAGTCACGCTCAAGGTGTTCGATGAATCCGTCGAAGGTCTTGTTCGGGCGGTTCGACTCAAAGGACTCCAGGCGTTCGCCGGGGGCGAGGGCCAGCACCTTGCCGCCGAGGAAGGTCGAAGCCTCGCTCGGGTCGGTCATGCCGTCGCCGTAGTCCTGCGGCTTCATGCCGAAGGCTTCAAAGTCGGACTGGGTGCCGTCGAAGTTCGGATTCTCACGGGTGATCGTGCGAGTGATGTCCGACGCCGTCTTCACGGCGAGTTTTTCGAGGGACAGGATTTCCAGCATATCGACCAAGTTGTTGATCGAGTGCTGGAGGGGGCTGTAGGCTCGCGCACCCGAGGCCAGCTCAGGTTCGTAGAGATGCATCACGGCATTGGCCGGCACCAGGCGGCTGGAGCCGTCGGAACGGATGACGTTGTAGAAAATGGGCTGACCGTAGGGGCCGAACTGAATACCGTCCACCATGCCCGGAGGCACTTCGTTATTCGATGAGTTACCGACACGGTGGCTCTCGATGACCTGAAGACGGGGTTCTCCGCCGGGGCCACGGGTCTTGATGATGAAGCACTCGCCGTCACGATCCATCAGGCGGCAGCAGATGTGCTGGAGTTCAAAGAACGAGAACCGTCCCGTGATATCACAGGCGCGGGAAGCCCATTGCTTGAAGTAAATTTCTGCGGCGTCGTCCCACATCTCGTCGCCAGACTGGGACTGGGGCTTGATGCCAGCCCCGACCGTGTAGAGGGCCATGTCCGACAGCACCTGACGGATCAGGCCGGCGTTCAACTCCAACCAGCGCATCTTGCGCGTGGTCTCCATGCGGTCGAAGACCGTCATGGTCTTCTTGAAGTCCTGCGGCCAAGACGACCAAATCCAAGAACGCTTGTTGCTGAACTTTGCCGACTCGAAATTGGAGAAGATGCCCGGGCCAGAGCCGCCTCCAGACGCCTGCTTCTGCGGCACCGTCACGGCAGCTCGCTTGGGCGTCTTAGGTTTCTTGGCCTGCGGGATGGCAGGCTTGCTCGGCTTTTTGGGTCGCATCAGAGTCCTCGGAAGTTATTGAGCATATTGATGACCCTGACACGGTCGACGGAGCCGTAGGTCTGGGGGTCTTTGACCATCAGCGCGTAGCGGCATTCCACCAAGACGGTGGAGATGTCCATCGGGAACTCCTTCACGACATTCGTGCCGGAGTCGGAGTATTCCATCATGGTCTTACCCTGCTTCAGGAGTTCCTTCGCCTTGGCGACAATCTCAAGGATGTCGCAAATGTCGAAAATAAGGAAGATACCTTGGGGTCGTGCCATTTGCGTTTAGCCCCGTGTAAAAGGGCCGGCTGACCCCACCCCATGAACGATCCACAAGAGCCACCCGTGGTATGTATGTCGAGCCAGCCGGCTTGGGATGTAAGATGCCAT